GCCTCCGCCAGAATCTGCTCCGCTTCCTGCACCGCCGGAATCGTAGGGAAAGTGTCCAGCACCTCCGTGGTCTGGGTCTGGGTGGCCATCAGCGCCAGCGCGATGTCATGCATCAGGCGGTCGGCGGGATAGTTGTCGTAGACCTCATCCGGGGTGAACTGGTTGTTGAACAGAATGCAGAACCACTTCACCATGGTGTCCAGGGCATCGGTCACGGTCAGCTGCTCCTGGGAGACATCCTTGCCCTCAGTCGCATCCTGAGACAGGCGCACCAGCCTGCCGTACATTTTGGAAGCGGGCTCCATTTCGCGCAGAGCCCTGCCGGAAACGAAGTCCACAGTGTATTTCTTTTCACCGAGCGTACAGGTGATCATATTCTTACCTCCAAAACTTCAAAAGTAGCTGCCGCACAGCGTCATGGCCGTGCGGCAGCGGGGTTAGGCTCACGGGGTGGGCGTGATCACAGGCGTATACACGGACTGCAGGAAGGTTTCGCCCATCGCAGCCGTGAAGCCGTTCTCGCCCTCGTCGGCGACCGCCTGGTAGCGCCCGTCATTGGTGCGCTTGATGGCAGTCCACTCCACATCTCCGGTCTGGCGGGTGATGGTGGTGCCCTCCTTGGTGGCGTAGTTCTCGGTCAGGGGCTTGGCCCGCACCTTGTACAGCCACACATAGCGGAACTTGTGGTTGGACTTTTCGCTCTTGAAGCCCACGGCGAAGTACGGGGGCTTGTCCGTGGAAGAGCGGATCAGGACACCGTTGTCATCGATCTTGTTGCCGAAGATCTGTTCCTGGATAGCCAGCGGAATATCCGCCATCTTCGTGGTGAAGGTGAGCTCAGGATCGGGATACAGCACATCGAATTCGATATCGTCGGCGTACTGGATGTCCGGGTCGGCGTTCTCAGGGGTGATGCTGGCTTCAATCGCGCCAGCCACCAGCTGCAGATCGCCATAGGTCAGGGTTTCCTCGGTGTCGACCGTCAGCGGGGCGATCACCATGTTCTTCAGGCCGACCGTAGAAGAAACGGTCGGAGAAGCCGCAGGAGTATTAGCCATAATGTTTTACCTCCAATTCATCGGTTCTTGAGCTCGTCCCGCAGGACGCGCTTGATTTCGGAAAAGGCCTCATCGGCCCGGGTGTCGAAGGCAGGCCGCACAAAAGGATGCGCGGGGGCCGGAGCAGGCCCGCCGTGTCCAAACTCCACAGGGTTGGCGTAGTACGCGCCGTTCTCTGAGTGGTGGACACCGATGGTAATCTGCTTGCCGCCTCCGCGCTTCTGTTTGACCTTGCCCGTATGGATGGATGAGTGCAGGGCATCCGTGATGATCTTCGGGTCGGTACTGGCATTGTGGAGCATCTGCTCCTCAATGGGCACAGCACCCGCCTTCAAGGCACGGTTCACGCCCGGCCCCTGATCCAGTGCATAGGCCATGTTGACCATGTCATTCTGGAGATCATCAAAGCCCCTCAGTTCAATTGCCATAGTCCACATCCTCCCTCCAGCACCATGTCCACTGCACCGTGTACTGCCGGGTGGCCGTGTCGTAGGCAGGCTGGTTGTAGCCCTTGTCGGATTCCTCCACCATGGTGAAGCCGTAGGCGTACATGGCCTGCCGGATCTTATCCGCCATGTCGGTCGGGTCGATATCGCTCCACAGATTCAGGTACACATAGGTGCGCAGGCTGGTCACATGATCGTCATGATGGCTGGCTTCCGTGGTGGTCGTGGAATAGACGCAGTACTGCACGGGAGGATTCTGGTTGGGCGATGTGGCCCGCCAGACGCCTGCGTAAACCGGAATGCCGATATCCTTGAGCGCCGCGTTGACCTGCTTCATCCGCTCACCCCCTTGGCAATAGAAGCCTTCAGGCCCAGATAGGTGCGCTTGAAGCTGTACTCGCCCAGAGTGGAGATGTTCCATTTATCTCCCTGAAAGCGCACCCACATGCCGGGCTTGATGTCCTCCCGGTACCGGATGGTGAAGTTGATGACAGCCTCGGTGTTCATGACGTCGGCGCTGCGGTAGTGCTGGTTTCCGGCGTCCGTCACAGCGGCCCATACGCGGCATACCACCACATCCGTAGGTTCCGGATAGCCATTTTCATTGATCTGGTTCTCGGTGTATCCGATCTCGATCATGTGACGCAGGTCTCCGGGATGCGGATCGCTGTCGAAGTTTTTATAACCGCGCACAGGTCATCGCCTCCTCAGAACATCTTTTCCGGATCGCGGTACGGATACAGCAGACTGTCGAAGGCCATCCGGGTAGCCTTGTAGGTGGTCATGTCCGGGATGTCCCGGTTTTCATAGTAGAAGCTGGTCATGAGGATGACCGCCAGACGGACGGGTTCCGGCACATCAGGGACGTTGCCTTCTTCATCCGGCTCCGGTTCAAACTGTACCCGGCAGTAATCCTCGGCAGCGGTCTGCGCCTGTTTGATCAGGCTTTCGATGTAGTCGTCCTCCTCATCATGCTGGATGCGCAGATGGGTTTTGACCTCATCGACGGTGACGATCATCAGGAACCACCGCCCTCAGTTCCCTCGGCAGGCGTTTCAGGGTTAGTGGTTTCGGGCTCCGTCGCGGTAGGCGCGGTCGCGGACAGCACTCCGGCGGTGCGCAGCGTAGCCAGCAGGGCGTTGAAGTCATTCTTCAGGTTGGCTACGGTGGCCGCCTCGCTGTCAGCCACATAAGGAGCGGTGCCGGAAGCCGCGTTTCCGCTGGCGCTGCCGGGAAAATTCTCGACCTCCGCGCCGTCCAGAAAGGTCAGCTTGCCGCCGATCACCAGCTGTTCGCCGCCATGAGCAAAGTAGTTCTTGGAATTATAGGTGTTCGCCATAGGATGTCCCTCCTTCAAAGGAATGGGAGCCACCCGCGTTCAGATGGCTCCCATGGTCGGTTGGGGTTATCAAGCCTTCACAGCCAGGCACTTCATGGCCTCAGCCAGCACCAGACGGCCATCCACACGCTGCGTAGCGCGGAAGCCGACCTGACCGGTAACGGCGAAGAGCTCATTCAGACGCTGGAAGGAACGACCCTGGCGGTCAGCGATCCAGTAGGACTTGAAGTCACCGAACAGGATCACCTTTTTGCCAGCGCCGATCTCCGGCATATAGGGAGAAGTGACCAGGCGGTAGTTGAGCAGGGTGTCGGGCTGACCCTCCTTCAGGCCGGGCTGCCACAGGTACTGGCCCTGGCCGTCCTTCAGCTTCCGGATGGCCTTTACGGTGCTGTCGTTCAGCAGGAAGACCGCCTTCTTGCGGTACACGCTCTTGATGGAGTGCACCAGATCGAAGATCTCATCGGCAACGATGGTAGTACCAGCAGTGGTCACGCCGGTGCCCGCGCCGTTGGTGGCGTGCAGCAGACCAGTGGGCCTGCCGGTGCCATTGCCATTGATGAAGGCCTCTTCCTCGGCAGCGCCGATGCGGCGGGCGAACTCAGCGGAGATGTAGTTTTCGATATCGAAAACGCTGTCCTGCAGAAGCTCGTCAGACACCTTGATCATGGTGGCTACCTTGTGAGCGCCAATGGAGATCTGACCGAAGGAGTCATCGCTATCGGGAATGGTGCCTTCCTCATCCACCCAGGAAGCGGTACCATGGGAAGCCACAATCGGGATCTTCCGGTCGCCGGAGCTGGTCTGAATAACGGTGCACAGGGAGCGCAGTACATTTTCCTCCTCAAGGCCCTGCACCAGGGTGCGCTCGTACTCATCCGGCACGAGATAGCCGCCCTCGGAATCAGTGCCGATCTGCAGGGCGTTCATGACGGCAGGGCTGGCGGAGCGGTTCCGGATCATGCCCCAGAAAGCATTCCGATACTCATCGGAGGCGCGGCCCTGCTTCTGAGCAGTGGCAGTGGTGGGACGGGATACCAGCGGCACGGCAGTGGGCTGATCCAGCTCACGGTCGATCGCAGCCTGGCGCTCCAGACGTTCGATTTCCTTGCCGAGGGCAACCACATCGGCCTCCATCTTTTCATAGGTGGCGTTGTCTTCAGCGGAGACCATGCCGTCTTCACCGCGATGGCTGTCCAGGAAGGCCTTGGTCTGGTTCCACAGGTTAGCGCGCTTTTCACGCAGAGCAAGAATCTGATTCATAGTGATTTCCTCCATTTCTTCATTTCAAAAGCGACAGCCTTTTCATCAGGTCTGCCGCTTTCACTCGGTTGTCAGGGGTAACGGGTTCAGAGGTCGGTTCCGGATCAGGCGGGTGCGCCGGTTCCGGTTTGGGCAGGGTGGCAATCACCCGGTTCATGAGACAAGCGGCTGCAGCCCGGCGACCAAAAGAAAAACCCGGCACGTTGTCGGGCAGATCCAGGTCTCCGGTATAAAGCACCTCGTCGCAGAAGCCGAGTTCCTTGGCCTTCAAGGCATTCATCCAGGTCTCGCCATCCATGAGCTTCGAGAGCTCATCCCGGCTGAGGCCAGTCTTGATCTGATAGGCATTGATGATGCTTTCCTTCACCTCGTCCAGCAGTTGGATGGCTTTTCGCATTTTCTCGGTGTCACCCATGGCCATGGTGAAGGGATTATGGATCATCATCATACTGGTCGGGCTCATGCACACCCTGGTGCCTGCCATGGCGATGACGGAAGCAGCAGAAGCCGCCATGCCGTCGATCTGCACGGTGACGTCGCCGGGATAATCCATGAGCATGGTGTAGATCTGACTGGCAGCGATGCAGTCGCCGCCGGGGCTGTTGATGTGCAGGGTAATGGGGCCGTTTCCGGAGAAAAGCTCCTCCTTGAACATGGCGGGCGTGATATCATCGGAGAACCAGGATTCCTCGGCGATTACGCCCTCCAGGTACAGGGTCCGGGTCTCATCATCATTTTTGACCCAGTTCCAGAAATGTCGCATGGCGAATTCCTCCTTAATGTCGATGCGTCTAGCTGATGGCAATCATCAGCAGGATGCTGAGTATAATGAGCGTGGCAATGACGGTCAGGCTGGGAACAATCAAGGCTGCATCCGCTCCCTTCTCTCAGGCTGAGTCTGCCTGGTGACATCGTCGGTCTGCTGCTTCATGGCCGTGGTAATGGGGATCATGTTGCCGTTGACCAGGTAGGCGTCTCCGCCCTGATCCGCCGGGATGGGGTTCTGGTTTTCCAGCGCCCGGATATCGTTGGCGGACATCCAACCGTTCTGACGGGCGATGGCGTAGCCCTCCATCCGGCTTTTATAGTCGCCACGCATCAGGCCGTCGATATTGAACTGCACATAAAAGCGCCCCTTCTCCTGATCGGTGAAAAGGGCGCGATTCATGGCTTGCTCAATGCGGACGAGCCAGGGGCGAATGGTGTGGACAGCGAAGTCGATGCTCATATGCTCGATATTCGAGAATGTAGCATGCTCCAGATCGCCGACCAGGTGGGGTGGTACCCGGAAGATCCGGCAGATTTCATCCACCTGAAACTTTCGGGTTTCCAGGAACTGTGCTTCATTGTTGGGCACCGCCATGGGCTCAAACTTCATGCCTTCTTCCAGGATGGCCACCCGATTCGCGTTGGATGATCCGCCGTAGGCCGCGTTCCAGCTTTCTCGCAGTGCCTTTGGGTTTTTCACGGTGTTCGGGTGTGTCAGGATGCCGGAAGGGCGTGCTCCGTTGGAGAAGAACTTGCTGCCGTATTCTTCGGATGCGATGCCCAGCCCGATGGCATTTTTCTCAAGCGCAATGGGGCTGTAGCCCATGACCCCATCAAAGCCGAGACCGGGGATATGAAGCACATCCTCAGGAGACAGTACAACCGTCTGGCCGGTATTGGTCATATAGGTGTAGGTCAGGATGCCGTTCTTATCCCGGTCTACAGTCATCTTGTCCGGTAGCAGAGGGTATAGACCTGTGATTTTATTCCGGCCTGTGCGGATGATCTGACAGTAGCTGTTGCCCCACAGGAGCAGGTGCGCCAGCATGACCTCCCGCAGCACAAAGGACGTCATCTCGCTGTTGGGTTCATCATGGATCAGACGATACAGCGGATGCTCGGTTGCCTTGCGGTTGCCGTCTTCCTTGGCTTCATATACACCAAGCGGCAGGCTGGCCACTGTTTCCGAGATCACCCTGACGCATGCGTACACTGTGGAAAGCTGGATTGCTGTCTGGGCATTGACCGCCTTGCCGGAACCGCTGGTGCCAAAGTAGAAGGTAGGAGCAGCGCTGACGCTGTCCTGGGGCTTGTCCCGCGCACGGAACAGGGCGGTGAAAGGATTTTTCATGCGGGTTTCACTCCTTTGTAAGGTGGTTAAGTACCGATTACAGCCGATTTCTAACCGAATACCGATTTTTTGTGACAAGATCCATTTGTTTGTTGTATGATGCAGCCGTCGGAGGTGATGCAGGTGATTTTCAGGTTATCCATTGATCGAAACAAACCAGAAGAAGTGACAGCAACCGTCCATGAGCGGACGCCGCTGATTGATGAGATCGAAAGGCTCGTTCTGCAGGACAGCTATAAGGATCAAATCCCCGGCTACGTTGAGGACGAAATCGTAATGCTGAGCATTCCCCTGATTGAGTGCTTTGTAGTGGAAGATGAAAAGACCTACGCCGTATGCAGTGACGGCAAACGGTATCTCGTTCGCAAAAGGCTGTATGAACTGGAGAAGAATCTTCCTGGAGGCTTCGAACGGATCAGTAAATCCGCTCTGGCAAATTGGAAGGCGATCTCACGTTTTACAGTTCAGCTTTCCGGAGCTGTAGACGCAGTTTTCAAAAGTGGTTATGTGGAATGCATCTCTCGCAGGTGCTTTGCTGAATTGAAAAGGAGGTATGGACTATGAAGCAGTTTTTGAAGAACTTCTGTATCAGGGGAATGAAGTATGCTTGGGGCGGCCCGGTGATTATGGCGATTGTATGGTTGTGCTTGCAGGCTGCAGGTACGATCAGTGATCTGACGGTCAATCAGGCTGTGCTTGGTATTATTTCCACTACCATCATGGCGTTTATTGCTGCCGGAATCTCGGTCGTGTATCAGATGGAGAACCTTCCGAAGCCGTTTGCTGCGCTGATTCAAGCTTCCGTTCTTTACATCGATTACCTTGGAATCTACCTGCTGAATGGGTGGGTGCCTGTAAACAAAATCGGTATGTTTACGCTGATCTTTGTAGCTGCTTTTGCAGTAATCTGGGTAAGCATCTATATTCCAATCCGGCTGAAAGTCGCCAAAATGAACAGGATGATAAGCCAACAGTAATACACATTACAACCCACTCCCGGTTTTCCTGTCATGGCATCCCTTGCAGAGCGGCTCCCAGTTCGTCTGATCCCAGAACAGCCGCTGGTCGCCCCGGTGTGGGATGATGTGATCCACCACCGTTGCGGGCACGACCTTGCCCTCCGCAAGGCAGAAGGCGCACAGCGGATGCTGCTTCAGGAAGAGAGCGCGAGCCTTACGCCAGCGGCTGTTGTACCCACGGGCATCAGCACCGCCGCGCAGCCTGTCGCTGCTCCATTCCATATGATCCTTACAGAACACCTGACCCTGCTCGCAGAAGCCCGGACATCCGGGATAGCGGCAGGGTCTTCTTGGTTTTTGGGGCATGTTGCACCTCCGTCAGATAATCAAAAGTCCACGGGTATCGTAGACGGATTCGCCGCCCTGGTTCTTCATGGCCCTGTCCAGCGCCATGACCAGAGCGACCGCGCCGTCCACCTTCTCCGTGGACTTTTCCTTGTCAATTTTCAGGTTCCCGGCAGGATCGGTGCGCACGAAGGCGTTGTCCATGTTCCACCGGAGTACAGGATGCCCGCCGTGATTCAGCTTCCGTTCCAGCACGATGCGCATCAGTTCCTTGGTGGGCGGACTCATGTCCCGGAAGCCCTGACCGAAAGGAACCATGGTGAAGCCGTCGTCCTCCAGGGTTTGCACCATCATGGTGGCGTTCCAGCGGTCGTAGGCAATTTCCCGGATGTTGAACCGTTCGCCCAGCTTCAGGATGTACTGTTCTATGAAGCCGTAATGCACAACGTTTCCTTCGGTTGTATGCAGGAAGCCCTGCTTCTCCCATTTGTCATACATCACGTGATCCCGGCGGACACGCAGCTGCAGCGTATCCTTCGGAAGCCAGAAGTGCGGCACTACGATGTATTTCTCATCCTCATCACGCGGAGGGAAAACCAGTACCATAGCTGTCAGGTCGCTGGTACTGGAAAGGTCAAGCCCGGCATAGCAGGCACGGCCTTCCAGTTCATACTCATTGACAGGGCCTCCGCACTCATCCCATTTGTCCATGGGCATCCATCGGACGGACTGCTTGACCCACTGGTTCAGGCGCAGCTGACGGAACATGTTCTCATCGGCTGGTGTTTCCTGGGCCTTTCGGAAAGCGTCCCGCACCTTTTCGATGTCGATGGTTTTATCCAGGGAAGGATTGGCCTTGTACCAGTTCTTTTCATCTGTCCAATCCGCATCATCCGGCAGGCCAAACAAAACGGGATAGAAACGCGGATCATCTTTCCTTCCTTCAATAATGTCCAGCGCTTTCTGGTGAACCTCCCAGCAGATGGATTCCCGGTCTGTTCCTGCAGTAGTCAATAGGAACCAAAGGGGCTGTTTCCGAGCATCGCCGCTGCCTTGGGTCATGACGTCATACAAGGCGCGGGTGGGCTGGGTGTGCAACTCGTCGAAGATGCATGCGCTGACGTTTAAGCCGTGTTTGGTGGCCACCTCGCTGGACAGCACCTGATAGATGCTCCCGGTTGGCTGGTACACCATGCGCTTGGTGCTGGGGATGATCTTAATCCGTTTGCTGAGCGCTGGTGACTGCTTCACCATGTCGACGGCCACATCGAACACGATAGCCGCCTGCTGACGGTCGCTGGCACAGGAGTAAACCTCGGCCCGCCACTCATCATCGTTGCAGAGCATGTTCAGGGCGATGGCAGCGCCGAGTTCGCTCTTTCCGTTTTTCTTCGGGATTTCGATATAAGCTGTGGTGTACTGCCGCATAGAAGGATCATCGTCCCGCACCGTGCCGAACACATCCCGGATGACCTTTTCCTGCCAGGGCAGCAGCTTGAACGGCTCCCCGTGGAATTCTCCCTTGGTATGCTTCAGGCATTCAATGAACTGCGTTACCCGGCGGGCCTTCGTTTCACTGAACATCCTGCCAGCCTCCCTTCAGGACGGATTCCATCGGGTCATCGTCCGCCCCGCTGTCGCCGCTGTTGGCATAGAGCCGTGCACGGCTGGCAGGCGTCAGGCCAAACTCAGCGCAGAAGGACTGCATGATTTTCAGGTTCTGCATGGCGATGCTGACCTGCGGAACCTGCTGTACATAACCGCTGGGCGTTTTGAAGATGGTGCCATGCTGGGAGAGAAACTCTTCAGCCTCCCGCCAACGGGCGTAAGCCTGGCAGTACCCGGCGAAGGCTTCCATATCGTGATCGGTGAGAACGCCCATGGCGATCAGGGAGGGAGCCAGACGCTTCCATTCCTTCTTTGCTTCCGGCATCAGCCAGGCAGGACACTTCACGTTGTCCTGGGGCGGCGTCGGCTCATCCTTGTTCAGCGGTCGTCTGCCCTTGCCACGGTCGCCCTCCAGTTCTTTCAGGGCAGTGGGCAGGGGCTTTCTTCCCCTTACGGCCATTGGTTTTCACCTCCGTTTCTGCTTGAAAAGTGTGTTTCTATGGGGACAGTGTCTGGATACTGTCTGGGAAAAGTGTGTTTCTGTGGCACTGTTACTTGCTCACAGCAATACTGTCATAGGGCAGTGTCTGGCCGTCACGAAGCACGGTGATCTCCTGATCCGGGTATTCCATGTGAAAACGCTCGACTATTACAGTTGCGTATTTGGGATCAAGCTCCATTGTCCGGCAGATGCGGTCGGTCTGTTCACAGGCGATGAGGGTGGAGCCGCTGCCACCGAACAGATCCAGTACCACAGCGTTCGGTGCGCTACTGTTCTTGATGGGATAGGCCAGAAGCGGGATCGGCTTCATGGTAGGATGGTCTGCGCTCTTCTTGGGCTTGTCGAAGTTCCAGATGGTGGACTGCTTCCTGTCGGCGAACCACTTATGCTTACCGTTGGGAAGCCAGCCATAGAGCACAGGCTCATGCTGCCATTGATATGGACTGCGCCCCAAAACCAAGCTGTTCTTCACCCAGATACATACCCCGGAAATATGAAAGCCAGATTCCTTGAAAGCCCGGCGAAAGTTCAACCCCTCGGTATCCGCGTGGAAGATGTACGCGCTGCCGCCCTCAGCCATATGCGCTGCCATGTTTTTGAAAGCTGCCAGCAGGAAGGCGAAGAACTGCTCGTCCGCCATGCTGTCATTCTGGATCTTCTTTCCGTCAGCAGACTCATACGCCACGTTGTAAGGAGGATCGGTTACCACCAGGTTAGCCTTAATGCCGTCCATGAGCGCATCTACCGCATCCTGCGAAGTGCTGTCCCCACACATCATGCGATGCCTGCCCAGCGTCCAGATGTCGCCGGGCTGTACATATACATTGACCGTTTCCGGATCGATTTCACAGTCATCGTCATGCACATCCTTGTCATGCACCTTGGAGAAGAGATCGTCCACCTCGGCAGCGTCAAAGCCCGTCGCGCCGAGATCATATCCGGCGCTCTGCAGATCCTGCAGCAGGTCAGCCAGGGCCGTGGGCTCCCAGTCGCCAGTGGCTTTGTTGAGCGCGATGTTCAGCGCCTTTTCATCCGAAGGGTTCTCG